TGAATTCAATGATTTTAAAATGATGAATAAAAAACTTCTCAGTATGTTAGATAACTTACGAGAAGTATATGGTTCATCAATAAAAATAACATCAAGTTATAGAAGTCCTGATCATCCAATAGAAGCAAAGAAAAAATCACCGGGTGAGCATGCGTATGGCAATGCGGTTGATATTGCAAGTGTTGGAGGTGAAGCTACATTTAAATTAGTTAAAGCTGCTATGGAGGTCGGTTTTACAAGAATAGGTGTAAGTAGAAAAAATAATTTTGTCCATGTAGGTATTGGTTATCCCGGTGCTCCTGAAATAACTCTTTGGACGTATTAAATAAAATTTAAAGTGAAACAATTCTTAATTGAATTTATTATAATTATAGCAATATTTTTTACATTAAAAATATTTTGGAATGCCAGAGTAAAGTTTTGGCTAGGTAATTTTGTAATAGCAATGAATGTATTTGCATGCATATTATACTTATATGGATTTTATAGTAATATTATGCCATATAGTGATGCATTTAGTAAAATATTATTGCATTCTATTGTAGCTATAATTATTTATACGCTTTTTACTTTAGATGAAAAAAACAAAATTAAATGAAATTAATAAGAAAAATATCAATTGGTCAAGATTATAAAAACGAGGCTATGCATTATTCTGTAGGCCAAGAAGTTTATGGTGGCCATACAATATGTGATATATTTGAAAAAGAAGATGGTTATCATATATATATACAAAAAGATAATAATCAAATACCTTGGAAACACTTTAATACAAATATGGCAGTTTCTGTAGAATACAATTTAGATTATTAATGAAATCACTTTACAATTATATTATATATACTGATAGCAGATACGACAATAAGAAAAACATTGATGGCAAAGAACTTATACTTAATTCAGAATTATCTGAAAGAGATTATAAGTTTGTAAATAGAATAGGCACAGTTAAAAGTGCACCTATAAATTATAAAACTAAAATAAAACCAGGTGATAAAGTAATTGTCCATCACAATGTATTTAGAAGATGGATTGATGTTAAGGGTAAAGAAAAAAATTCATCATCATATATTGATGAAAATATTTATTCTGTTAGTATTGATCAAGTATATGCGTACAAAAATAACGGCAAATGGAAATGTCCTGATAGATATTGTTTTGTTAAACCATTACCGCAAGATTTTAAATGGAGTGTTTTAAAAGAAAAAGAATTGATTGGAGAGCTTGTGTATAGCAATAAGCTTTTAAGTTCGTTAAACGTGTCCGTAGGCGATATAGTGGGCTTTACACCGGGTTCTGAATATGAGTTTAATATTGAAGACCAAAAATTATACAGAATTTTATTAAATGATATAACAATAAACTATGGACGTAAAAAAAACAAGAGAGAGACTACTCAAAGCTGCTGAAAACTCTATAGATGAGTTAATAAAAGTTATGAATAAAAAAATGGATCCAGAAGAACTAGATCCTGAAAAAGTAAAAATATCAGCATCAGCCTATAGATTAGCTATGGAAGACGCTATGGCTATGATGGCTAAAGTAGAAGAAATTACAAGTGTAGATAAAGAAGACAAATCTAAAAAACAAGAATTCTTCGGTGTAGAAGATCGTATTAAATAATGTATAAACAAAACTTATATAAGATACACACCGAACATTTATCATCTAAGTTAGTTAAAAATAATAATAGATATAAAAAATTCGAGTACGGTTATAATAAAGATTTAGATTGTGTTGTTATAAGTAAAGATGGCACGATAGGTGAAATATATGAAATACAAGGATTAAAAATTGCACTTCCTTCAATACCTAAAAAAATTAACGGTCAAGAGTTAAAAAAAGAAGAACAGGTATTTATTAAAACACCAAAACCAGCTACACTTAAAAAAATTAAAAGTATATATAATTTTAAGTCGTATAACGAAGATATAAAAGAAAAGTATTATGAATACATTAATAAAGAGTTTGATTTTCGTTCTGATGGTTACTGGTTCATGTGCAACGGTGAGCCATGTTACCTCACCGGCTCCCATTATATATACCTCAATTGGACAAAGATCGATGTGGGTTCACCCGACTTTAGGCATGCAAACAGGTTATTCTTTTATTTCTGGGAGGCATGTAAGGCCGATTATAGATGTTATGGAATGTGCTACCTTAAGAATAGACGGTCTGGTTTCTCCTTTATGGCGTCTTCAGAAGTTGTCAACGTGGCAACTATTACCAGAGATGCGAGGTTTGGGATATTATCAAAGACTGGAGCAGACGCGAAGAAGATGTTTACAGATAAGGTTGTCCCGATTTCCACGAACTACCCGTTCTTTTTTAAACCAATACAGGACGGTATGGAGAGGCCAAAGACAGAACTATCGTACAAGGTACCATCGAGAAGGCTCACAAGAAAGACAATACAGGCAACCACCCAAACCACCGAGGAGGGTGATCAAATGGGACTTGATACCACCATCGACTGGAAGAATACAGGTGACAATTCCTACGACGGGGAGAAACTACAGATCCTCGTCCACGATGAATCGGGTAAATGGGAGAAGCCGGACAACATTCTCAATAACTGGAGGGTCACAAAGACGTGTCTCCGTCTCGGTTCGAAGATAGTTGGTAAATGTATGATGGGATCTACATCTAATGCATTAGATAAAGGTGGTAGTAATTTTAAAAAAATTTATAATGACTCAGATCTCACAAAGAAAAAACGAAATCGCAATGGGCAGACTGCTAGTGGATTATATGCTTTGTTCATACCTATGGAATGGAACTTCGAAGGATTCATTAACAAATTTGGTTTTCCTGTCTTCGACACTCCGGAAACTCCGGTTGAAGGAATTGACGGGGACCTTATCTACAACGGAGTTATCGATCATTGGGAGAATGAAGCAGATGGGCTCAAAGATAATGCCGATGCTTTAAACGAATATTACAGGCAGTTTCCTAGAACTGAAAAACATGCATTTAGAGATGAAACAAAAGAATCTATATTTAATTTATCAAGAATATATGAACAGATAGATTTTAATGAAGAAATGGTTGCATCAGGATATGTAACAACAGGTTCTTTTCAATGGAAAAACGGTGTTAAAGATACCGAAGTACAATTTTATCCTAATCCTGAAGGAAGATTTAAAATATCTTGGATACTTCCAACAGATATGCAAAACAATATAGAAGTTAAAAATGGTATTAAATATCCAGGTAATAAAGCTTTTGGCGCTTTTGGATGTGATAGTTACGATATAAGCGGAACAACAGATGGAGGTGGTTCAAATGGATCATTACACGGATTAACAAGTTTTTCGTTATCACCGGATGTTCCTAAATCACAATTCTTTTTAGAATATATTGCAAGACCTCAAACAGCTGAAATATTTTTTGAAGATGTATTAATGGCAATAGTGTTTTATGGTATGCCAATACTTGCAGAAAATAATAAACCAAGATTATTATATCATTTAAAAAGAAGAGGTTATAGAGGGTTTTCTATGAACCGTCCCGACAAACTTAGAAATAAATTATCTATAACAGAAAAAGAATTAGGTGGTATACCAAATTCATCAGAAGATATAAGACAAGCTCATGCTTCTGCAATAGAATCTTATATAGAAACTAATGTAGGCATAACAGATGGAGAACATGGCAGAATGTATTTTCAAAGAACATTAGAAGATTGGTCTAAGTTTAATATTAATAATAGAACAAAGTTCGACGCTTCTATAAGTAGTGGATTAGCTATAATGGCTTGTCAAAGACATTTATATGCTCCTCGAGCAGAAAGACAAACAAAAAAAATAGATTTTGGATTTTCAAAATATAATAATTCAGGATTAAAAAGTAAAATATTATAACAAATGGCAGAAGTCACAGGATATGTAACTCAATTTCCCAGCCAATCGGTTGATGATGCAACAAAAGCAAGCAAAGAATACGGATTGGAAGTGGCAAGAGGCATACAAAATGAATGGTTTAGAAAAAGCGCAGGCACAGGCCGGTTTCTTCAAAATCAACGAGAATTTCATAGGCTAAAATTATATGCTAGAGGAGAACAATCAATACAAAAATATAAGGATGAATTTTCTATAAATGGTGATTTATCATATTTAAATCTTGATTGGAAACCTGTACCTATAATACCTAAGTTTGTTGATATAGTTGTAAACGGTATGCAAGATAGATTGTTTTCAATCAAAGCATTTGCACAAGATCCAACATCAACTAAAGAAAGAACTAATTTTGTAGAAGGAGTACAAGAAGATATTTTAGCAAAAGAATTTATTGGTGAAATAGAACAAAAATTAGGTATAGATGTTGCAAATGTAAAAGGAGATGATATTCCTCAATCAAAAGAAGAATTAGAACTATATATGCAAATAGGCTATAAACCTTCTATTGAGATTGCGCATGAACAAGCTATTGACAATGTATTTAAACGAAATAGCTATCACGAATTAAAAAAACGATTAGATTATGACCAAACTGTCTTGGGTATATCTTGTGCTAAGCATACTTTTAATAATACTGACGGTATTAAACTCGAATACGTAGATCCTGCTAATTTAATATATTCTTATACAGAGGATCCTAATTTTCAAGATGTATATTATTTTGGTGAAATAAAACAAATAAAATCTAACGAACTTAAAAAACAGTTTCCTGGTTTATCAGACGAAGAGTTTGAAGATTGTGTAAAAAGATCTGGTAAGATTAATCAGTATGATTATACAAATAACGATTCAAATGATTCTTATGATTCTAATACATTAACTGTAATGTATTTTAATTGGAAAACGTGGGAACAAAGTGTTTTTAAAGTAAAAGAAACATCCTCTGGTGGTAAAAAAGCAATTAAAAAAGATGACAAATTTAATCCACCTAAAGATCAAAGAACAAGATTTGAAAAAGTAGCACAAGCAAGAGAGGTTGTTTATGAAGGAATGATGGTTTTAGGTGCTAATAAACTTTTAAAATGGGAAAAAGCTAAAAACATGGTGCGTCCTGATTCTAACGTAAATAAAGTTATGATGAATTATGTTGTAACTGCACCACGTTTTTATAAAGGTAAAATTGAAAGTTTAGTTAGTAGAATGATAACCTATGCTGATCTTATTCAATTAACACATTTAAAACTACAACAAGTAATACAAAGAATGACACCATCTGGTGTATTTGTAGATGCGGATGGATTATCTGAAATAGATTTAGGTAATGGCACAAACTATAATCCACAAGAAGCATTAAATTTATATTTTCAAACAGGATCAATTATAGGTAGATCTACAAATGTAGAAGGAGATCCTAATCCAGGTAGATTGCCAATACAAGAATTACCCGGGGGTGGTGGCCAACAATCAAATCTTTTAATACAAGCATATAATTATTATTTAAATATGATAAGAGATGTGACTGGATTAAATGAAGCAAGAGATGGTTCTGATCCAGATCCAAATGCTTTAGTTGGCGTACAAAAATTAGCAGCGGCAAATTCTAATACTGCAACAAGGCATATATTGCATAGTTCTTTATATTTAACAATTTCTTTAGCAGAAGCAATATCTATTAGAATAAAAGATGTATTAGAGTTTCATCCACAAAGAGATGCTTTTATAACTAGTATAGGTAGATTTAGTGTTGGAGCTTTAAAAGAAGTTGGAAGTTTACATTTACATGACTTTGGCATCTTTTTAGAATTAGATCCTGATGCAGATGAAAAACAATTAGTTGAAAACAATATACAAGCTGCTTTATCAAGAGATCAAATATATTTAGAAGATGTAATTGATATTAGACAAATAAAAAATATAAAATTAGCTAATCAATTATTAAAATATAAAAGAGCTAAAAAAGCAAAACAAGATCAAGAAAGAGCACAACAAAATATTCAAGCTCAATCACAAGCTAATGCACAAGCTGCGCAAGCTGCTGAATTAGCAAAATCGCAAGCAGAAAGCATTAAAGCAGAAGCTAAAATAAAATTAGCACAAGCACAGAAAAACTTTGATATTGAAAAATTAGAAAGAGAAGCTCAAATTAAAAAGGAGCTTATGCTTGAAGAATTTAAAATGAATATGAAGTTAAAGGATGCTGAACTTAGTACTAAAAAAGAAATTGCTGGTACTAAAACACAGCAAACACAAAAACCAAAAGAATTTGAATCTAGTGGCAATGATGTTTTAGGAGGTATAGATCTAAGTAGATTTGAACCTAGATAATTTTAAACTATTATATATTATTTAATTATGGAAAAATGGAAAGTTAAAGGGATCGTTACGGACGAACCAAAATCTAAACAACAAACAGAACAAGCTGTTTTAGATAAAGCTGTAGAAAAAGGTGAAATTGAACCAGAAGCTGCGGGTAAAAAAGATAACGATGTTATAAAAGTAGATTTAGATAAATTAAAAAATCAAGAAAAAGATGCCGTTCAAAAGCAAAGCACAAATGAGGTATCTGTACGCGACGGATCCGAAACTAGCGAAGAAGTTCAAAAGGAAAACAAAGAGGAAGTTAAAAAACCTGCCGGAGAAAATAAACAAGAAGAAAAAAATAAAGGTAACGAAGAAAAACAGGGGGAAGAAATAAACTCACCTATTGAACTTATACAAGAAGAAGAAAATAAACAGCCAGAAAAAGTTGATAATCAACCTAAGATTGATCAGCGATCGGCTGAAGTAAATAAAAAATCTGAACCACAACCTGAAATAAATTTACCAGAAAATATTGATAAACTTGTAAAATTTATGGATGAAACCGGTGGTTCAATTGAAGATTATGTTGATCTTAATAAAGATGTATCTAATTTTTCAGATGCAGAGTTATTAAGACAATATTATACGAAATCTAAACCTTGGGATCAAAAAGAAATTACAGAATACATGGAAGATAATTTTTCATATTCTGAAGAAGAAGATGATCCTAGAGATATAAGAAGTAAGCAAAGAGCTTACAAAGAAGAAATTTATAATGCTAAAAAGTTTTTTGATACTAATAAAGAAAAATACTATGCGGATCTTAAGTTAAGACGTAAACAAGAAATTCCACAAGAGTATACAGAAGCTTATCAGAATTATAACAATTTAAAACAAGAACAAGAAAAATCACAACAACTTACACAGCTATTTTTAGAAAAAACTGATTCTGTTTTTGGTGATAACTTTAAAGGATTTGATTTCCAAGTTGGAAATAATAAATATAGATATAAAGTTAATAATATTGCTGAAACAAAAAAAGTTCAATCTAACATTTCAGAATTTGTTAATAATTATTTAAATGACAAAGGTGAAATGGAAAATGCTACAGGTTACCATAAAGCTTTATTTGCTGCAAGAAATGCAGATAAATTAGCTGAGCATTTTTATCAGCAGGGCCGTGCCGATGCTTTACGTGAAAATGCTAAAGAAGCTAAAAATATTGATATGGAACCAAGAAAAGAAGGCTTTATAGAAACTAAAGCTGGACAAAAATTTAGAGTTGTTACGGGTGATTCAAGTTCAAAACTTAGAGTTAAACTTAAACAATAAAAATTTATAAAAAATGGGACTAACAACTGGAATAGAACATTTGACGCCTTCGCCTAGCAAAGGCCAACTGTTCCAAGGTAATTATATTACCAATTTTGATTTTACAAACCAGTTCTTGCCGGATGTTTATGAAAAGCAAGCTGAAATTTATGGAAACAGATCTATTGGTAGTTTTTTAAAATTAGTATCTGCAGAAATGCCTTCAGCTTCTGATGAAATAAGATGGGTAGAACAAGGTAGATTACATGTTGCATATAAAAATGTAACAGGAATTAGTGGAGACGTATTTACTGTAGGCTTAGAAGCAAATCCTGATGCAACTGCTTATCCTGCTGCTGCTGCTGCTGCGATAAGAGTAGGACAAACTATTATGGTTCAAGCTATAACTGCTGCGGGAGTACATACAGGACCGGTATTAAAAGGTATTGTGACTGTAGCTGGAGCTGCTGCTTCAGGTGACACATCAACATTTACAGCTAAATGTTTAGAGGCTGCTAACTGGAATGGAGCTATCAACGCTTCTAATAGGTCTAAGTACCACGTATTAGTATACGGTTCTGAATTTGCAAAAGGTACAGATGGAATGACTGGCTCAATTGATGCTAGTTATTCTTCTTATACTAACAAACCAATGATATTAAAAGATAATTATCAAATCAATGGTTCTGATACTGCACAAATAGGATGGATTGAAGTTACTTCTGAAAATGGAGCTTCTGGATATTTATGGTATTTACAATCTGAGCACGAAACTCGTCAAAGATTTGAAGACTATTTAGAAATGTCTATGATAGAATCTGTTAAAAGTACGCAAGCTGCATCCCCAGGGGGTGGAACAGAAGGTTTATTTGCTGCTTTAACTGGTAGAGGAAATGTTTATACAGATCTTTCTACAGAATTAGCTACAAATATGGATGGTTTTGATACTATATTAAAACAATTAGATAAAAATGGAGCTGTTGAAGAAAACATGCTTTACATTGATAAGTCTTTATCTTTAGCTATTGATGATGCACTTGCTGCTAAGAACTCTTATGGAACTGGTGGTACTTCTTATGGTGTATTTAATAACAGCGAAGAAATGGCTTTAAATTTAGGGTTTTCAGGATTTAGAAGAGGTGGATATGACTTCTATAAAACTGACTGGAAATATTTAAATGACTTCGGAACAAGAGGTTTATTTAGTGATATTGAAGGTGTTTTAATTCCTGCTGGAACTTCTACAGTTTACGATCAAGAATTAGGTCAAAATATTAAAAGACCATTCTTACACGTAAGATATAGAGCTTCTGAAACTGATGATAGAAAAATGAAAACTTGGATTACAGGTTCTGTAGGTGGTTCTTATACTACTACTACAGACGAAATGCGAGTTTCATTCTTATCTGAAAGATGTTTAATAGTACAAGGAGCTAATAACTTCTTTTTACTAAAAGACTAATTTTAATTTAAAGATGAGGTGTCTTAACGGGCACCTCAATCTTTATTTATTTTATTAAATTATATATTATGAAAAATTGGGAATTAAAAGATAGAACATATAAGTTAAAAGACAGCTCTCCTTTAACTTATAAAATAAGAAGCACTGGAATGCTTTGGTTTGATGAAGATAAAAAAGTTAATAGAGAGATTAGATATGCAAGTAATCAAAAAAGTTTATTTGTAGAAGAACAAGATAAATATGCACAGTTAGATCATGTGGTATTTCAAGATGGAACGCTTATTGTTCCAAGAAATAATCCTTTATTACAACAGCTTTTATCCGTATATCATCCAGATAAATGGTTATGGGAAGAACTAGACGCAGTTCAAGAAGCTAAAGATGATATTGATATAATTGAACAAGAAATCGAAGCACAACGATTAGTTCAAGAATTAGAAATAGAACATCTTGAAGCTATACTTAGAACAGAAGTTGGTTCAGAAGTAACTAAAATGTCTACAAAAGAAATAAAAAGAGATTGTTATTTATTTGCAAAAAATAACCCTGAGTTATTTATTGAAGTTGCTAATGATGAAGATATAAAACTTAGAAATCTTGCAAATAGAGCTGTAGAATCACATTTAGTAAATTTAACTGATGACAATACAGTATTTAAATGGTCTAAAAATGGTAAAACAATAATGAAAGTACCATTTGATGAACATCCTTATACAGCGTTTGCTCGTTTTCTTAAAACAGATAAAGGAGTTGACGTTATGAAAGCTATACAAAAAAAGCTTTCGTAAAACACCTGGCTATGGTTATTTGCTTAGCCATAGCTAACTAATTAATAAATAAATAATGGTACTTACAGATAGTGTTTATAAAACAGTATTAAATATACTAAATAAAGAAAACAGAGGTTATGTAACGCCGGCGGAGTTTAATACTTTAGCTAAGCAGGCGCAGAATGAAATATTTGAAGGTTATTTTTCTTCAAGAAACTATGCTATAACAAACTCTTCTGATTATTCTGATATAAGAAAAAATATAGAAGAAAAAATAGCTTTGTTTGAAAATGAAGAAACAATATCTTCGGCAAGCTTTACAAATGCTGCTGGCAATACAACCGCTAGTTATTATGCTTATCCAAGTAATTTTTATAGGCTTAGTAGTGTGTTTCACGTATTAAGTTCTGTAAATATACCTATACAAGAAACAACTAATAAATTATTAAATGTTTTAAATAGGTCACCATTAGCAAAACCAACAACTACATCACCGGTATATGTGTTACATGAAAATGGTTTAGTTGTAAATCCTACATCAGGTATATCAAGTATAACAATTAATTATATAAGAAAACCAAATGATCCTAATTGGGTTGGTGGTACTGCAGCGGGACAAATTGTTGCAAATACATCGGATAATAACTATAAGAATTTTGAGTTACATCCATCTGAGTTTCATGAATTAGTTATTAAAATACTTGCTTATGCAGGAGTTATTATAAGAGCTGCAGATATAACACAAGTAGCTTCAGCAAAAGAACAACAAATAATTCAATCTGAACGATAATGGCAGAAACTAGAAAAGAATATACTGGTCAGCAGTATTATGCACAACATCAAGGTGATAGTGGTAATATACCATCTGATTTTAAAGGATTAGGATATTATAGCAGAACTAGTTTAGAAGATATAATTAATAACTTTATAATTGCTTATATAGGTGAGGATAAAGCTTTACCTAAAATACCAAGATATGAATTAGACTTCTGGGCTCAAAGAGCAATGCAAGAATTTAGTTATGATGTATTGCATTCTGAAAAAAGTATGGAATTAGATTTAGGTGATTCTTTACAATTTCCATTACCACAAGATTATGTGAATTATATTAAAATATCTTGTGTTGGAACAGACGGTGTTAAAAAAGTATTATTACCACAAAGAAGATCAGGAGATCCTACGGCACCAATACAAGATAATAATAGTAATATTACATTTGATGGACAAGGTAAAATAGTTACAGCATCTAAATCAACTTTAGCAACGCGTTTTCAAGATGCTAGTAATACAGCAAATACACTACAATCTGCACAAGACTATTATTATTCAAATTATAATAATGATAATTTTTCATATTTTAATAAAAGATATGGTGGAGTGCCTGAAGATATGAATGCAGCTGGAACTTACTTTATAGATCATAAAGCAGGGTTAATATTTTTTGATGGTTCATTTGCAAATAGAAACGAAGATATAGTTGTATTAGATTATATAAGTGATGGTTTAGATAATAATGCAGATTTAAGTAAAGTATTTATGCCTAAACTTGCTGAAGATGCAACATATGCGTACATGTTATATAATTTATCTAAAGTAAGGCCCTCAAGTGCTGCTTTAGTTCCTTTATATAAAAAAGAAGCTTCTGCAAAATTAAGAAATGCTAAAATAAGATTAAGTAATTATAAATTAGAAGAACTTGCTCAAATATTAAGAGGCAAGAGTAAGTGGATTAAACACTAAAATTAAATGGCACAAACTAAAAGAACTTTTAATCAAGCTAGAATTGAAAGAGATCTAGACGACAGAATAGTTCCTCAAGGTACTTATAGAGATGCTTTAAACATTAGTATAGATACTTCAGAAGATGCAAACGTTGGGGTAATAGAAAATTTAAAAGGTAACCAGCTTTTAGCAAACCAAAATATATTAGGCCTATCTTCATCATCAAATCCTAATGCAAAAGTTATTGGAAGTTATCCGCATCCTGAAAAAGATAGAATATATTATTTTGTTACAGGAGATAAATCTGACGGTATATTTGAGCATAGTTTAAAAGACAATACAATAAATACTATTATTATTGATAATTCTACATTTGTTGCTAGTAGCCCTACTAAAGTAATATTGCCAAAATTTGCTTTTTCTGATGCGGCTGTTAGTGCTTCTGTAAATAATGCAGGTATTATTAGTGTAGTATCACCTATAGCCACCGTTGTTGCACTTACTGCTGATTTTAATACAACAGTAGCTACAAATACAGTTAGATCCATAGCAGTACAAGTAACAGTTCCAGCTGGATATTCTAACACAGGTAAACTTTTATCTGGAACCGTTACAGCAACACAAAATGCTATAGCTGCACCCGATGTATCTATATTAGATTGCACAAATATTTCAGCTGCGGGGGTAACATTGAACGGTGAATATATTACTAATAATGGTTTAACAGCTATTGGATTTTATTATAAAGTTAATACAGGAGGAAGCACAACGGTTACAACATATGGGAATCAGCATGTTATTAGAACATTAAGTGGTAGAGCTGCTAACCTATCAGATTCTTTTGATGCTGTGCTAGATACTGATGTTATAGTAACAGATAAAGATGGAACCACAATTGCTTCTTCTAATTATTTATATAGGAATAACTCAGGTAATCTTACAACAATTGCTTTTAAAAGTAGTTTAGGCACAGATACACAAATAAGAGCTAAACTACCTATAACAGTTTCGCAAGTATCTACAGCAACAACAGTAACAAATGCATTAACCGCAGCACAAATACAATCCTCAGGTACAAACTGTCCTGTTACACCAATTACATCACCTTTTTCAAAAGTTATTACAGGTTTAACTGCAAACACAACTTATGCTGCAATAGCTTACGCTACAAATAGTGTGGGAACAACATTAAGTAGTATAAAATATTTTACAACAACTGCATCCGCTGTAAGTAGACCTACTGCAGATAAATTATTTATAGTTCCTGCAATAAGTGAATCAGGAGTTGAAAATAGAAATGTAGGTTATGGAGATTTTAAAAAAGGTGATGGTAATTATTATATTCAAACAGTT